GTCTGAATGTTGCACAGGCGAATGCGCTGGCGCAACAGCAGCTTCCATTCCAACAACTTGGTTTCTTGGGCGATATCTTCCGTGGTGTTCCGGCACTGCAACAACAAACTACCCAGACCTACACACCCCCACCAAGCATGTTGTCTCAGGGCATCGGCCTGCTTGGTGCAGGCTTGTACGGTGGGTTATTCAACCAATAGGACAGTAGCAGATGATGCGTAATCCTCTTGATCGTCGGATGTTTGCCAACCCGCAGCAGCGCCGTAGTGCAGCGCGGGGGCCACAAGGGATCTTGGCCTCCGGTCCACGGATCATGCAGGCTGCTATGGAACAGGAACCTGTCCGTATGCAGACAGGTGGGGTCAATCTCATGCCTGGTAGCCGTGCATACGGCAAGTCTCTTGCGGAAATGTTTGGCTTCGGTCGTTTCTCTGACAACACCGGGGCGATGAGTGGTTCTCCTTCTATGGACGAATCTGTGACCCCGCCACCACTTAGCCCAGCACCCGGCCCAGGTGCACCAACTGGAGATATGCCGGGTGCGGCTGACATACCTTCGACTGAGCCGGGTGATGTAAACTTTGGTCCTGAACTTATCGGCGGCGCACCATATCCGCAACCTGGGGCAGTTGCTCTTCCAGCCGAAGAGCCTATTACGCCTTTACCTAAAGCAGATACTGCACCGCCTGCCGAAGACGACAGGCCGAAGAGTGTCTTCGACGAACTAAAGCAGATACTGGAGACCACCACTCCCGAGGGCAACAAAAAAGCCACAAAAGAGTATGTGGACGAGGCGAAAAAACTTCTGAAAGAGTATGGCATCGAGGCACCTGACCTCAAGAGTCGTCGCGATCTTCGCATCATGGAGTTCTTCCTCAACATGGCTGCTGGTCAGTCACCCTATGCGTTGACCAACATCGGAACGGCAGCGAAAGAAGCTTTCCGTGGCTACGGTGATGATGTTCGCGAGGTAGAATCTGCCGAGCAGAAGCTCAAGCTGGCCGGTCTTGAGATGGGTATGGCTGAAGAGGCACGGGACGAAGCTGCCTCGCAAGCACTGCTCCTCAAGAAGTACGATATCGCCGCCGACCTGTTTGAGAAGATCAACGATCTGCCGGACAAGTCGCAGCAGATCAAGGTACTCATGGAGACCTACGACGTACCGCAAGAAGACGCGATCAAAATGGTGTACCCCGGCAAAACTGTTGCGCCGCAGGGTTATGAAATCCGCCGGGATGACTTCATTAAGATGGGTCACAGCCCAACTGTTGCAGCCTACTTGTCAGCGGGCGGTGCTACATTGCTGGCGTCTCTTGCAGAAGGTAACCCGATTGGCGATCAGATTGCCGCTGCGGCGACCGCCGCAGGCAGAAGCCTGACGCCGCAAGATGCAAAGATTCTTGGGGTACAAACCACTTCTGTAGGAAACTAGCCCAATGGCTAGAATCATCCAACACAACGGGCGGTTCATCGAAGTTCCCGACGAAATGACGGACGAGGAGGCTCGTCGCCGCGCCGATGCGATGGCGGGTTCAGGAGAAGAAAAGCTCGTCGCTCGTGATCGTATCGTCGATCCTTCTGTAGAATCAGAGGGCACCCTCCAAGAGTTTGCCGAAGGTCTGGGGTCTGGTGTCACCAAGGCGGTGCAAGGTGTCGCCGAACTCGGTGGCATCGCTATCGACTCCGTGTTCGATACCAACACAACTCGTGCTATCAGCCAAGCTGGAGACGATGTCCGCGAAGCTCTCGGACTCGACCCTGTCGGCATCGCTGGCACCATCGGTGATGTAACAGGGCAGTTTTTGCTACCGGGCGGTGTAGGTGTTGCCGCAGTCTCCAAGATTTCCAAGCTCGGTAAGCTGGAGAAAGCTATCCGTCAGCAGGGACGTGGTCGTGTTGCTGCCGCAGGCCCGATGCCGGCAAGACTAACACGAGGACAAACAGCAAAGCTCCGGGCACAGCAAGCCGGGGCCGCGCTGCTTGTAGACGCAGCCGTCGCTGACGACGGTGTCACCACCATCGGTGATTTCGTTGACGGTGGGCCGACAATGACCGAGAAGGATATTGGTCTTAGCGGCAGGCTTGAAGCTGGCCGCAGGTTCCGAAACAAAGCTCGACTCGGCGCAGAAGCCGGTGCACTGGCCGCAGCATTTCCCTATCTACTCAGCACGACAGCACTGGTTGCAAAGCCCGGACTAATGTTGACCGGCGAGGTTCTGGCACCCGTAGCGTCGGGGACTCGTGGTGCACTGCAAAAGATTGCCGAAGCGACGGGCAACAGCGCGGCGGCGCAGTACATTGGTAACATGACGGTGCCCCGTGCAATCACCCGTCGTGCGGCCACGGACCCGGATACAACGATCTCGGATGTGTACGAGGGGGTCAAAGCCCGCCTTCGCTTTCGTGGTAATCTTACGACCGAGGCTGCTGAACGCCGGTCCGCGATCCAGGGTTTCATCGACTCACAAGCCAACGACGCAGCGTACACGATCCGGCAGCTTGAGAAAGAGACAAACAAGATCTTCAAGGGCGCGGACACCGTAAACCTGCAAGGGTTCGGAGAACTTAGCCGCGTCGAGGTTATGAACTCGATCTATGGGTTCCTGACCAAGGATGCGAACTTCTTGAACAGCGCCGAGGTTCGCAGGGCAGCAATCCGGCGGGCAGCGCGTACAGGTGAAGCCTTTGATCCGAACAACGCTGACCACCTGATCGAGGCTATTCCAGAGTTTGCCCGTGGGTCTGTCTTAAAAATGCGCCAGCAGATCGACGACTTGTCGGCTCGTATTGTCAACAGTGACTACGGCACACAGAACGTATCGCAGTTGGTGCGGGACGAGATCACAGAAAACTTTGGCAAGTATCTTCGCCGCAAGTACCGCGTGTTCGATGACCCGGATGCGTATTTCCGTTCGGATGAATACGTACAAAACCGCCGTGAGGTTATCGCGTTCTTGCAGCAGAACCCCAACACGGCGCGAAACTTGTACAACAAGATTGTCAGCGAAGCAGACCTTGGCAACCAGCTTGCTACAGACGCACCTGTCACGCAGCGTGTGATTAACGACGTGGTTGACACATTCGTGAACCGCTATCGTACTCGTGTTGGCTTCCTTGACAACAGCGAGACGTTGTCTCGGACTGCGAAGCAGAAGATGAGCCGAGACATGTTCCGTCAACGCCGCCTCGAAGAGGACGTGCTGAAGAAGCTGCTTGGTGAAGTCACCGATCCTGTCGAAGCCTACGTCCGAACGGTGGGCGATCTTGCAGAGACAGTAGCACTCGATGACTTCTACGGATTTCTGCGTCAGGGCCGGGGGCAAATCATCGACGGTGCTCGTGTTGGTGGTGACGACATCATCGACGGCAACGTGTACGAGAGCTTGTCTCTCGCTGACAGAGCAAACTATATCGAGCTTGTGGACAGCGGATTCGGCTCGTTAACTTCGGCGGGCAAGGAGGCAGGCAACGAAGTACGAACTTTCGCTCGTAGACCTGTGTACAATGACCTTACTCGAAACACAAAACAGTTCAGCCCGCTGTCGAACATGGCGATGAGTGCCTTTCTGCTTGGCAAGGGTTTCACTCAGAAGGTCAAGACTGTCTACAGCCCGATGACACAGATTCGTAACGTCACCTCGGCGGCGCTTTTTGCTGCGGCGCAGGGGAACGTGGGCCGGGGTGCGAATGTGTTCGAGTCTGCTTCGCTTGTCCTGGAAAACATCCGCAAGTCTTCGCCCGAGGATCGTGCGGCATTCTTTCGTGAATTGCAGGAACTGGGTGTCGTAGGTACGCAAGCGCAGCTTCGCGAACTTGAAAGAACCATTGAGGATGGCCTGTCCCGCCTGTCTACCGACGAGGTCGATCAGTTTGGCGTCAACCTTGGACAGAAAAAGTCACGAGGTCGCGCCGGTCAGTTCTTGGGGTCTATCGATAAACGCGCCAGGGATCTGTATCAAGGTGGTGACGACATCTGGAAGATCTACAACTTTGACTTTGAGCGCAGCAAGCTGGTCAATGCGTTTGGTGGGGACATCGCTGCCGCAGAAGATTTTGCTCGGGCACAAGGTGCGAAGAGTCTGAACGCATACGCCGCCGACATTGTGAAGAACACCGTGCCAAACTATGAGCGGGTGCCGCAGTTCATTGAAGGGTTGCGCCGTCTACCCGTTGGTAACTTCATCGCATTCCCTGCCGAGATTGTTCGCACGTCCTTTAACACTTTGAACCGTGCCATCGACGAAGTACAGATGGGTGCACGGATGATCCAAGAGGGGCGGGCTGCGGGCAACCAAGCACTGGTGCAGCAAGGCCGCAGCATTCGGGACATCGGCAAGCGGCGACTTAACGGATTCGCAGCAACCACGATGGTGGCCGGCCCGGCTGTACAGGAAACAGCACTGTACCTAAACGATCTGTCACGAGACACACTTGACGCACTGCGCGAGATTGCGCCTCCGTGGAGCAAGAACAGTACGCTTGTTCCGACCTCCGTGGACAAGGATGGCAACATCACAGGTTACGTGGACTACAGCTTCACAAACCCGTACGACTATCTGCGCCGCCCGGTCATGGGTGTGATCAATGCGATCAATGACGGCAAGGAGCTTGACCTCGATGCCGGCAGCATCACGCTGAACGCGATGGGGCAGTTCCTGTCAGAGGTTGCTTCTCCCTTCGCCGAAGAGTCGATCATCTTCGAGCGCCTGCTCGATGTCACAGCACGTGGTGGTGTCACCAAGACAGGTAACAAAGTGTGGAACCCAGAGGATACTCCGGGCGAGGTGGGTGCCAAGTCCATGACCCACATCTTCGAGGCGTTTCAGCCGACGATCATCACTGACTTCACTAGCATCGCACAGGTCTCGCCAACCACGGGTGACGTTGAGTTCTTCGTGCCGGGGCGTCTTGGGGCCGCGCTGCTTGGGCCGGAAGGTCTCGACAAGCGCGGTAATGTTCGCCAGCTTGAGGAAGAGATCCTTCGCTACTTCACCGGCATCGGCGAACAGAAGGTTACTCCGGAGTCGTCGTTCCGTTATCGCACATACGCGCACAACGAATCTGCCGTGCAGGCACAGAGAAACTTCAACCGTCAGCTTCGTGCGTTTGGTCGTACCGTCGAGGATCCATCCGTCATCATCGAGAACTATCGGCAGGAAAACGAGCGTAAGTTCAAGGTTTACAACCGTGGCTTCAAGCTAATCGAGAACATGAAGAAGCTCGGCATGGACGAGAGGGAAATCCGCCGGGCTGCAAAAGAGTTTGGCTTCTCCGGGTACAAGAAAATTCTCGCTGGACGCTTCGATCCGGTAAACATCGACAGCGATATTATGAACGACATCGCTGCGTTCTACCGTAGCGTGGGCCGTCCGTTCGACCGCCGAGAATTGCAGCGCGAGTTGAACCTGATCAAGCGTGACTATCTGCGTAGGCCACTGACTGCGGAAGGCGTTGAAGAGCGCAAGCGTCCGGTGTTCCGGATTGAAATGCCATCGTCAGAAACACAAACCTCCACGGCGACGACTCCTCCACCGGCGCGCGTGGACACGGGAGCCGTCGTTGACGCTTCAATTCCGACGGCTCCCGTACAACCTATGACGAATCAAACAGCACAATCTACGATCCAGGATCCACGGACCAGGGAGTTGTTTGAAAGGTTACGAGGGGCTGGATAATGTTTCGCTGGCTGTTAAACTTCCTGCATGTAGCACAAACGGACGACATGAGTCAGCATCGTCTTCATACCACCCGGTATGAAGATCTCTGCATGTAGGAGGTAACTATGAACTTAGAACAGCTTCAACAGGAACTTGCCATTGACGAAGGATGCAAGCTGGAGATCTATCTCGACCACCTCGGGTACAAAACCGTGGGTATCGGGCACCTAATCACCGAAGATGACGAACTTTACGGCTTCGAAGTAGGCACTACGGTGTCTCAGGAGCACGTCGATGAACTATTCCACGAGGACATCCAACGAACTGTACGAGATTGCGGATTATTGTACAGTGATTTCAACGAGTTACCAGAAGAGGCACAATTATGCATTGCGAACATGTGCTTCCAACTCGGTCGTCCACGGCTCTCGAAGTTCCGAAAAATGAAAGCAGCGGTCGATAAACGCGACTGGGCCGAGGCCAGCCGCCAGATGTTGGACTCCAGGTGGGCTAAACAGACTCCGAATCGGGCGATGCGTCTGGCTCATCGGATTCAGGCGTTGGGTGATACATAAGGTAGAACGCCTTACACTCCGGACATGACAGGTTGGAGACGATGAAGTAGTCCTCGTCGTCTTCAACGTCGTGGTCCCCGCCCCAGATCACGTTGCCGCCGCAGCCAAAACATTTGATGTTCATCTGGATATATACCCCAACACTTTTTCCGCCGCTTTTCTTGCGGCTACCGCTTCCTTAAACGTTTGGTGGAGTCCGAGAGACAGATACTTTTGATCTCGGTAGATCTGTGCAACCCATCTCTTTTTTTCGGCCCTCCAGCTTACGCCGGTCACGCCGGAAGTGTTGTTGCAACGTCTCTTTGTGTTTGTGGCATTCACACTTGGGGTAACGCATCTCAGGTTTTCGATGCGATTGTTACACCCATCCCCATCGATGTGGTCGATCACATATCCTTTAGGTATGCTGCCGTGCACCAGCGTCCATATGATACGGTGCTCGTACCATACATGTTTTGTTCTTTTATCGTCACTTGTATACCGCACTTGCCGCCTCGGCCACTGACCCATTCTTAGACTGCCCGCCCTTTTACCTTCTCGTAACCCCACTCGCCACGTTAGAACACCAGTTTCCGGGTCACACTCAAACAACTTCTTCCACAGTTGTTCCGTTTCCTTTTGGGTCATCCCACCTCTCCCCAGTTGTCGCCAAGCTCGGCGTCCACATCGAACGGCACCTTCAAGTCTGGTACACAATTCTTCATGATATCAACAATTTTGTCGGCTTGTTCACGAGAGTTCACACTAAAACACAATTCGTCGTGAACTGTGAGCATCGGCACCAGTCCTTCTTCATAACACGTCACCATTGCCTTCTTGGTCTGGTCCGCGCTTGACCCTTGAATCAATCGGTTGAGCGCCTTGTAGGTAAACGCACGACGGATCATGCCCCGGCCTCCATACTCCTTCACCGCCTCTTCAAGGGGCAGCGCACGGTTGTAGCCAAATGCCTTCGGCTCCCACATATCGAACCGGCACTTGCGGCCAAGCCACGTGCGGATCACACCTTTGTCCATCGCTTGGTTCATAGCCAGATCGGCCATGCCTTTCACAAACGGCACCCTATCATGATACTTGTGCAAGAGTCCCTTGGCGTCCTCCTCGGTGATGTCGAGGGTGCCAGCCAGCTTCTTCCGGCCCATGCCATACATGATACCGAGGTTCACAGTCTTGGCTTCCTTGCGGGACACACCTGCCATGTCGGCCACCATTTGGTGGAAGTCGGCATCGCCTTCGTGGTACATTCGCACCACATCATCAATCTGTGGATCCCGCCGAGCGCCGGTCAGCGTGGCACAATAGTGCGCCAGCCACCGTGGCTCCTGTGATGCGTAGTCAAAGCTGCCCCACTTCTCTCCATCCTCCGGGATGAAGAGACCCCTGATCATCTTTTTGATTTCGGGGTCACGTGCCGGGATTTGTTGAAGGTTGGGGTTGGATGAAGAAAATCGTCCAGTAACTGTACCGCCTTCGTCTGAACGAAGCGGATGGAAATCACAATGGATACGACCGTTATGCGAATGTTCAAGAATGGTTTCGATAAAGGTCGTGTTGGCCTTGTTAAACTCGCGCAAGCGTACAATCTTTTGCGCCACCGGATGGGTGTGGTTCGCAAGAAATGCTTTTGTAAAGGCTGGCGCATTCGCCTTTTCTGTCCGATTGTAGTTCAACCCGAGGGCGTCGAACGCCTTTGCTATAGATGCAGCGGCCCACGGCTCCACAAGGACGCCGGTCTCTTCCTTTACTTCTTTAAGTAGAGCATCCTCGCGGCGCTTCAGTTCCTTCTGCACATCGTGTGCCTTGTCCACATCTACGCGCACACCTTTCGCCTTCATGTCGAGCATCAACGGGATCAGTGATGTCTCCAACTCGAAGATACTGCCGACTTCATCCTTGACGATATCCGCCCGTAATCGATCCCACAGGCGCAGTGTAACAGCAGCGTCCTGCTCCGCGTACTTGCCTACGAACGAGGCGTGTAGCTTCCACATCTCCCCTTTCGGATCGACACCATACATCGATGCCGCAGCCTTCAGCATCTTCTCGTTCTTCCATTCGCCAAGATACTCACCTGCCAGACTGTTCAGGTTGTACCAGCGGCGGTTCTCGTTCAGTAGCGGTGCCGCCACCATCGTATCGATGATTGTGCCTTGCACTTCTATGCCCGCCCAGCGCAGCCAGCCCAGATCGTACATGGCATTGTGCATGATCTTCTCGATATGCGGCGTGGCAAGCTGTTTCTTCAACCAGTTGACCACCGTCTTTTCCGGCATGTTGCCACCCCCTTGGTGGCGTACCGGGAAGTAGCCGACGAAGTCACCGGCAGCTACAGCGTAGCCGATGACGTAACCGTCATTGCGACACCAACCTGGACCCAGAGTCATCAGGTTCGGGTCACAGGTTTCAAGGTCAATCGCGATGCGTTCACAGTTTGTCAGGTCCGGCAGCGAAGACGGCGGATACCATTCCTCCGCAAGGTCAAACAGATCAGCTTTCATCGTTTGAAATCTCCCCTCCCAGTGCCGCGTAACCGATGATATCGGTCCACGAATCATCCTTGTGCATGTCCTCGGCAAGCCTAGCCAGTTTCAGCCCGACCATCATGGCAACAACTTCCGTGGGCGTGATTTGATCGAGCAGCTTTTTCCGAAGAATAACATTCCAAATCGTGGCGATTCGTTGATGATTCAGAAGCGCCGGTCCATAGTCTTCGGCCCTCGGTCCATTGATCAGTTCTTCTGCTTGCTCCAGGAAATACTTTCTGTTTTTCATAATTCAAACCTGTGGTTGGAGTGTGACTCGACAAGATGAAGCTGTTCGCGGGCACGAGTCATGCCCACGTAGAAGGTGCGTATCTCACCTTCCGTATCTTCGCCTCTCGTTATGACAGGGCTGGACTCAAGCAGGAGGAGGACGTTGTCTGCCTCCCCACCCTTCGCCTTGTGGATCGTCGAGATCCGTATCCTCGGCTTGCCCGACAAGATAGACTCGCCCATCCGACGTACAGAAGTAATGTAGATCCGCTCCTGCTCCGACACACGGATCACTTCGTACCACGGTGTCTCCGCAGTCGCGCTGAACTCGCACAGGTTCTGTAAATCGGTGAGGTTGTAAGTTACTTCGGGGTCGAGGCTTGTGAGTTTGCGTCGGCCAGATTTGGTGATGACCGTTGACTGGATAAGTTTGGAGAAGATCTTCAAGTCCGCTGGAGACACAAACTGATTTTTGCATAGCCGCAACCACACCTCAATTCCGTTCAAGACATTTGGGGAGATGGACCAGCCTGGCCCCTCGCGCCAGAACAGATAGCCCTGTTCCTTGAGGGTGTTCGCAACCTTGTTCGCAATGTTATTCGTGCGGGCAAGAATCAACCATTCGCCAGATCGTAAGTCCACATCAAGGATATCATGATGCCATACGACGGCACCACCTTCTTTGACGGGCGACCAGACTTTTTGCTGCCGAACCTCTAGCCGTCTTGCCACACTGTCCGCCAGCCCATGCACCTGCGAGGGCAGACGGAAAGACTTGTCGAGAATAATTTTGTCTTCCGATGCAGTCAGGAAGTCCGTGACGTTCACACCCATCCACGAATAGATGCACTGATCGTCGTCGCCGGCAAAGTAGATGCGCTTGGCGCATGGCTTCATCACTTCGTGCACCATACGCCACTGGAGCGGCACCAAGTCTTGAGCCTCGTCCACGATCAGCACGTCGAGCAGCGGACAGTTACCCTGCATCACGAACTGTTCGATCATGTCCACGAAGTCTACCTTGTCGGTCATCTTCTTGTAGTCACGGATCACCTGATCCATGACCTTCAGTTGCTGGAAGTGCAGACGATAGTCTGTGTTCTTTTCGTTGAACATCTCCTCCATTGACTTGCCAGTTACCCGAGCAAGCTGGAGGATGCCGTGATACTGGTCGCCCTTGGACTGACCCGCCGAGAACAGGATGCCATCATCCATGCGGACAGAAGCAGACGAGAGCATAGGCAGGCCCAGCAACTCCCCAATCTTGTTGTAGTCCGCACCCTTCATAACCTTCTGGCCACTGAGGCCAAGATTCTGAAACGCGAAAGAGTGCAGCGTACGGAACCAGATCATCTGCTGTTCGTTGATGCCCAACTTTTCCGCAGCACGTTCCCGTGCTTCCTGTGCAGCCTTCTTGCTGAAGGACACGAAAGCAATCTTGTCGGGCGGCGTTCCACGGTCCAGTTCTTCCTGAACGATGTTGATCAGCCGTGTGGTCTTGCCCGTGCCCGGGGGTCCAAAGATTGTTGTCGCGGTCAAAACGGAATCTCCTCTCCAACCACATCGATGGCCGGGATCTCGATCTCGTTAGACTTGGCAGGAACCCACCACACACGCATTGGCATGGTGTCACCCTTCGTTGTCTTGAACCGCCGCTGACCGTTTGCCTGCCCGCCGTTGTTCAACTCTTTCAGCCGCTCCTGTATCTGGCCCCGACTGTAGCTATCGAACTTCTGGTTACGCAGGAACTTCATCAACGCTTCGAGCTTGAAGTATGTCAGGCCGTCCTCTTCATCCGTGAACGGCTTGCCCAGTGCGATCTCTTCTGCCGACTGTGCTTGTACCCGGCCATCGCAATACGCCTCGACAAGCTCGTTAAACTGGCCCTTGTATGTCAGTTCGTGCGGCACATCGATGTGGTTCATGTCTTCCATGAGCATGGTGACGATGGTCTGCCAGTCTTGCATCTTCATCATGGGCGGCATGACGTGGATCTGCTCCATGCATGCCTTCTGGAAACGCTGCGGCGTTTGCAGATCATCGGTTGTCAATTCGACACGCCGGCCACCCACATCGCAGAACCAGACAGGCGGCTCGGACTTCACTACACATAGCCCTGTAACGTCCACAGCCATGCTGGAAACGCCGATACCGAACTTCTTGGTCTTACACAGCGTCTTGTTGCAGAAGCTGCGTAGCGGCTCCTGATCGCACGGGAATCCGTAGTCCTTCTTGTCATGCTGGTTCTGGATCGTGACGATCTCTGACGCCGGCAGAGGTGGGGTAGAGAACCGTTGATTGATATCTTCGAGTCGTTGCTTCCATGTCTCGGGCTGCTCCTTCTTGCACCCAACGGCAGCAGCAAACATAACTGTGTTGCGGGTGCCTTCGGGAATACCCTGCCCGAACATACAGTTCAGG